TTTCCACTTAGCGTTGGGTGGTCAGTAGCACAAAGCTCCTTACCATCACCACCAGCAAAACTAGCATTGAACGCATTGTTCAATATGTTTGCTGCTTTGATTTGCTTAGTGTTAGCCATAGATCTTGCTAACGCTTTTGTATATCTAGTGCTGATTTTGTCATAGAGGTTATCCTCTACAGCTTCTTCAGTTAGTGAGAAAGCTAAAGCAACAGTCTCGTGAGTGTACCTTGCAGTGAAAGTTTCTTGAGCGTCTTCGTATACAATACCTTGACCCTCAGGCTTTACAGCTGCATTGGCGAACCCACCAAGCATTACTTCTTCTTCAAAAGCACGATCAGAATTCTCTGTATCAAAGATTTCTGTGTGCTGGTTTTCGTATCGGTCGTACTCTAACCCAAACAAGGCATTCAAACCTGGCTCGAGTTCTTTGACCAATTGCATTCTTGAAATTACCATTGTTCAATATCTCCTTAGGTTTATACGCCTGTCCCGTTATTGTAGTAAAGATGCTCGTTGAACTTCACAATAAAGTTAGCGTTCGCAGAAGCAATATCACTATTATCCGGGTCTTCAGAAATTCGGATTATTCTAAGTTGCGCAGATCCGCCAGCAGCAGAACCAAGCGTGTTTCTAGATTGTCCGTCAACAGTAGAACCTGTGCCAGCTACGTGATCAGCGTTATCGCCGATAGCAGTTTGGCCTAAAGTTCCGTTGTCTTGAATTTCGAAAAGCATGTTTGGATCATCATAGACAAATGCCTCAATATCACCGCTAGATGGCGTGATGCTACCAGGGTAATAATTTGAGAATGTCGGCTTTTTAGTAGTAGGATCGTTATAGAAACAACCGTTGAAAACACCAACGTTAGCAACATCAGTAACAGAACTTAATTGTATTGTTCCTGCAGCAACTAACTTTACGATATCGCCTTTAAAAATTGCAGTGCCGTAGCCATCAGCAATTTTGTACTTTGACGTACCTTGTGTCATCGGAGCGCTTCCTAATCTACCCACTGGTCTCATGCCGAATGGCGCATTATTATTAGCCATGATTATCTCCTTACATAAATTGTTATAACAACACTTACCTCAAGTATTGTCAAAATTTTGTAACTGAGTGTTAAAAATCTTATTAGGTTTTCTTACCACCAAAAGTTACGCGAGAACTTCTCTCTTTCGAGATTGGCATGCTAGGATGTTGGTCCTTCATAGGATCGTTTGCAACAGCTTCGTCTTTGTCTTGAGTTAATTGCTCAAAATAAGCTTTACGTTGTGCAACAATCTCATCAGGAATTCTTGCTAGCATTAAACCTCCAACAGCTATGACACCTTCGTATCTACCTGAATCAATTGCAGGCCATTCCATTTCCGGATATTCATCTGCTCTCACAAATTCCCATCCTTCTCGTAGTTTAGCGGACACATTTTTTTGGTCCATCTGTCCTACTGCTTCGGCCCTAATCCAACGGTGTTTAAAACCGTTAGGTGCAGGTGGTGCATCTAGTTGTGACGGTGGAGTCCATACCTTAGGTCGTTCTCTCTTAGACCTATTTTCAGACTCGCGTGATGGTAGTTTAGTTTTTGTATTTGTATTCATATGCCTACTCCTTCACGTACTTCGCATACTCTTGTAGTGGCACACCTAATTTTTTTGCTATGGCTACCTGTGACGGTGTGAGTCTCACAGTACCTTTGCGCGTTTGTGCAGGGTTACCTCTGTTAACAGAAGCAACAGCCTGACTTGGCGTTGACTTTTCTGAACTTTGTTCAAACTTGTGAGGGAATGTATCCTTCATTCTTTTGTCTATTTCACTGTAATAGTCATCAGATGACGGATCGTATCCTTCTTCCATCAGTTTACGATGAATTGAGAAAGAAGTCAAGGTCATAGGTTCATCTTCACCAAACCACTTGTTCTTTTCAGCCCAAGCCTCTGCCTTTGGATCTGGCGGTGGTGGGGGTGCAGGTGGTTGCATTTGTTGAGGATTAGGCATTTGTGGTTGGTTAGGATTAACTCCACGTGCCTCCATTTCCTTTTTTAATCTTTCACGTTGTGCTTGTGTAGATTTTACACGTTCAGATTCTATAGCAAGTCGTGCTAATTTTTGCTGTGATTCTACTTGAGCATCAGTATCTCCTAGTTCCACGGCAGCTTTTAATGCTTTTTTAGCTTCTGCTGTTTCAGCTTCTACACGGCTTGCAAACTCTGTTATATATCCACTGTCCAAAGTTTTTGCTCTAGTTTGTAAGTCCTTGGTTTTTTGCTGTACACCTTGGGCAAACTCTATTGCAGCTTGTTCTCTTCTTTCAGCTTCTCTTAATCTTTTTGTTAATTTATCTATCCTGGATTGAACTTTTTTACCATAGTCGTCCATTTCTTCGGTAGATGCAGTGTCTTTTACTACGTCTTGTGGTTCTTGTTCAACATCAGGATTAATAGTTTTTGTAGAATTTTCTGGTACTGTTACATCAACACTAGGTCCGTCAGATGGCAGATCTACCATTTTTGCTTCAGCTTCAGATTGTGCTTCTACTTTCGTTTGTGCTTCTGCAGGCATTTATCCTCCTGTTAAGTTCTAAATTGCAAGATATCCTCTGGGTCTTTTACCACAGCAATTATCTCGTCCTCGTTAAGTATCCTCACTTCTCCACCTTCTATCCCAAATCTAGAACCGGCGTAACGACCAAATATAATCCAATCATTTACTTTACACCAAGGTCCGTTTGGAAACCTTTCTTTATCTGTATAACAATCTGGTCCTTGTTTAAGAACCAAACCTGTGACTGTTGTATAGCCACGTTCTTGCATTGTTTCATCTGTTAATATTACACCACCTTTTGTTTTACCTTGTCCTCTGTATGGTAAAACTAACATGCGCCAACCTGTTGGATCGGGCAACCGTTCTAATACTTTTTCTGTGGGTAAATGTTCTATGTCTTTTGTAGCATCTTCTTGTATTTTTTTAAGAAATTTATTTTCTTTTTCTTCTGCTACTTTATTATTTTCATCAGCTTCAACAGCTAAATCTTTTTCTTCTAACGCAAATCTACGTTTTGGTAGTTCTTTCTCCGTCATTGTTTTCCTCGTCTTTCTGCAGGTCTTGAATCTCCTGTTCCATTATTGCATAGGCAGTAAACTGTCCTACGGTTTTGTTATATTCATCCCAACTGGGTAATCCAGTTGCAACGACTTCTTTCAACTCCTCTTTTCGCAATCTAATCTTTTTCAAGATTATGTAGATTGCCGTTTCATCTTGCATTAAGTTCTTTTCTTTTTCTTCTTTGTAGGTTTTTTAGCCGTTTTAGCAGATTCTTTTAATGCTTTGTCTGTTACTGTGCCTTTACCTGGTCTGCTTTTGCCAGATTTTTTAGCTTTGTTCATGTAGTAATACAAACCTTTTTTAGCAATTCTGCCATCTTTTGTTTTATGATATCCTTTAGGTACACTCATTTTTTACCTTTGCCTCCTTTTTTATACATCATGTTTGGCTTCATCATAGTTCTACCCATTGTTCCGCCACCCATCATTTTTTTAAGTTTGCCACCTTTCTTTTTGTAGCCCATCTTGTTTCTAACTTTAGTTGGTAACTTTGCTAGACCAGGATTTTTTTTCTTATCTACAGTTTTCATAGTTATTTCCCCTTTTTAAAAAAATTCATTGCTACAGGTCCAGCTTTAACCCCAAAGCTTACTGAGCATGCTAAATATAAAAGATGTTTATAATAATCAGGTAAAGAATGCAAGGCTTCAAATCCTGCTTTTATGTGTGGTGTCCAACTAGGCACAAAGACTGCTACGGCTGGCGCCAATAGGCAAATTAAAATTAGTTCGTCTTTCCACGAACCTTTCATTTGATCCACAGCTGCAGCTTCCCATTTAATTTTACCTGCTGCTATGTCTTCTTGTTTCTTTTTTTCTGCCTTAATTTTTGCAATCTTGACTTCGCCATTTAACTTTTTAGTCTCTACGAAGCCTTTGATGCCATCAACGGCAACTCCTAATAATGGTTTTGCTAATAACTGCCACATAATTATACTAACTCCGTTATACCACCACCTGGCATTCTACGCAACATTTGAGTGAATAAAAATTGATTAATAGGCGGTTGTGAAGTTCTATTTGCAATTGCTGCTGCAATTTCAGAACCAAGATTATTTTTGTTTTTAAAAGGATGTGCATATCTTAGTCTATCTAGGCCACCACCATATCTAAAATTTCCACTACCATATCCATAACCATAACCATATCCTCGACCACCACGGCCGCCACGGCCGCCACCTCCACCACCTGATTGAGTTATATCAATCAAGTTGCTTTGTTGCATTATTCTGTCATAAAAACTTTGAAAAGCTGCGTATGGATTATTAGGATCTGTTCTAGCTTTTTCAATATCACTGTATGTAGGTCCTGCAACATTTCCTGCTTCAGGTCCACCCATAATAGAACCTTCCATAATCATTTTAAGAAGTTCTACAGGAATGTTAGGTCCACCTTTGTAACCAAAAAATTTTAAAATTTTTGGATCTATTCCTTTTAATATTGCTGGATTAGCTTTGGTAAAAGCGTAACCTGTTTCACCAGGTGTTGCAGTTCCTGGTCCGTATGTTTTTTCTGGTGGGGTATAAGTATCTTTTAAAGAATCATACAAATCTTTATTTTCTTCATACACTCCTGCATCTTCATCTGCTTTAGGGTCGTAGTATGTGGTGTTATTGTTGCTACTGCTATTACTACTACTGTTATTACCAGAATAATAAGAAGATCCGCCACTACTAGGTGGGGGTGTATATCCGCCTACAGCTCCAAAACTAGATCCAGTTGAAGAGCCAACAGGAGGTCCGTCGTAATGTGGATTTACCATTATCTTGCTTTTATAATCCCATTCAATATTGCGTTACCAATAACATCTTCTATACTTGCACCAGTTTCATCTACTATTTGCATAACGTATTCAAAAGGTCCATCAAAATTTGGATTATCATTTACAAAATCATATTGATTATTGAATGATATTTCTTGTTCATCGTAATTAAAATCTTCTTCTTCTAAAACATTAATATTAAGATCTGGTTCTGGTTTAATTTTTGGAACTATTTCTTCATCGGGTTCGACAACACTAGGAATGTTATCTTCTAAATTAAATGCTCCTCCTTTACCTTCATTTCTTAATTTTTCTATACTAAACTGTGGAGGTATTTCAGAATTTTGTACGTATATATCTAAAATATCTAAATTACTCATGTCAGGATCAATGTCGTTAAATTCTAACATAGGTAATGATTCATACGCTCCTATTTCCGCTAGTTCCTCATCTGTTTTTACAAACTCAGGATCTCTTTCTAATACTGGTCTGTTTCTTTGTGGTAAAAAACTTTTTATTAATTGCAAGGTAGGTAAATTTTCTATTTTTTCCATTGCATTAGAAAATGCACTTGCCATTGGAAATTCTCTTTTATAAAATTCTTTTCCAAAACCAGCTTTAGGAAAAGGATTATATGTGTTTACTCTTATTGCTGCAGGGTTTGATGTTCTATTTTCAGGAGATAATCTTTTATTTTGAAAAGTTAAATCACCAAGCATATTTCTAAGATCAGCTCTAAAACCTGCTGATTTAGATGGATCTTGGAATAAAGTTCTACCTGTTCTATACGCACCTGCAGGCAAGCCTCTTGTGTCTATCATCTCTGCACCTTGCCCACCTTTCATTTTATTCATGAGCATTTGATACATGTTACGGCTTTCGTTTTGATCTGTTGTATAAAAATCTTTGTTGCCTTGCATTGCAACTAAAGTTGGTTTTATTTTAGAAAGATTATCCCTGTTGGTATAAAACTCTGCAGGTTGTGACATAACATATTCAGGATTACCAAAAGTAGCATTAAACTCACGTGCTGCATTAACTGCAGCACGCTGTTGATTAGCTTGGTAAGCTTGACGTCTATCGTCATCTGCCGTAAATGAACTTAATCCTAATATGCTCATTAACCGCCTATCATTGAATTAAGCACAACAAGAACAATAACTGCAACGATACCGGCTTTAATCCAGTCTTTCATGCCCCAGTCACTCCATTCTTTTAAGTGTGCCCATAAATCTTTTAATAAATTCATGTTACCTCCTATTTTTTCTTCATTTTCATCGAACCGCCTTTCTTAAGACGTTTCGTTTTCCCACCTTTTTTCATCATGTTGACTTTTTGTCCAGTGTTTTTTGCATGCATCATAGCACTTCTAACACCTGCTGATGTGTATGGAAATTGTTGGCTACCTACTTTTGGCATGTTTCCTCCTAATGTATTGTGGGTTTAGCATAATCACCAAACTCCGATAAAAGTTCCTCTGTTACCATTATACTGTCAGCTGCTGCTTCAAACATTTGCACAGTGGCTTGTGGACCTAATCCTTCTACGTACATGTTACGCGTAACTGCCATTAAAGCAGAACAAACAAGCATAAAATCTTCTGTTGTAGCTATTTCAGTTCTGGCAGCGTCTTCTATTTTTGACATTGCGTTACTGATCTTGGTCAGTTTTCTTTTCATTTTGTCTTGCATTTTGCCTCGCTATTTTTTCAGAAGATTGTTCTTTCATTGCCTCACGCGCTGAAACTATATTTTCTCGTAAAACTGTCATGGCTTCTGTGTTTGATTGACTGTCAGCTGCTGCTTCCATTTTCATAATTTCTAAACCAGTATCAGTTTCTAATTTATCTCTTTCAAGATCTAATTTTTCTTGATCCATTGCAATTTCTTTTGCAAGTCTAGCTTGTGTTTCCATAGCTTTTAAATCTATCTCTTGTTGTTTTAATTTAACAAGAGGATCTTTAGGCTCTTTACTCATACGTGCCTCTTCTGCTGCAGATAACTCAGCTGTTAATTTTGCTTCAATTTGTGCTTGTTTTGCTGCCATTTGATTTGTCAATTGTGCTTGTTGCTGTTGTAACTGTTGCATTGCTTGTGGATTTTGTTGTGCTTGTTGCATAGCCATTTGCATTTGTTGTATTGGTTCAGCAAATTCTTGTTGTATTTGTTCTCCAGCCATCAAAGCTATGTGCTCTGATAAGTGTGCTTGTAATGCAGAATAAACTTGTGGGTTAATTTGCACCATTCTTGTAAACATAAATTCTTGGTGTGCTGTAATATGAGCCATGTGATCTTGCATAGGAAAAGCCTTTGGAAAGTTACCTCTCATAATGCCACTATTTTCTGCTGCCGGTCCTGTAGGTGCAGGCATTTCTGGATTTGGTTTTAATATTGCATCAATGTTATCTACACCCATAGCAGAGTACATTCTTCTGTATGCTTCGCGTAAGTCATGCATTTTAGGATTAGATGTTGCTAATTGTAGCTGTTGTTGTGCAAGTGTAATACGTTGTGCCATAGAAAATATATTAGGATCTGAAATAGGTAATATATCAACACGGTCATCAAAATCAGTTTGTTTAATCATTCTGTTACCACCGATAACTTCGTACGGATATTCTGGTGGTAAATACAATTGAAATACTCTTGCTAATAAACTAAATTCTTCTTTTTGTGCGTAGTGTAATCTTTTATGTATTGCACTCATGACTTTTGTGCCACGTTCCAATAATGCTAGTGTTGTGCCAACAGGGTTTTGTTCGTTACCTTCACCCATTTTCATGTCTGCAATTGCAGCAAATGATTTACCTGCATCAACAGCAAAACCAAGTAATGCAAATAATGTTTGCGATGGTTCTTTAAATGGTAAAGGTAACAAAGATTCACGTATAGAATTACCAGTCACATCTACATCTCTAAATTCACCTGGTTGTATTGCTTGATCGTGATCACGTATACGCATGCCTCTTGCTTTGAATCCTGCTGGAAGATTGGCAAGAGTACCTGCATCAATTAACTGTCGCAAAACACTTGTTGCAGTTCTTGACAATCCACCTAGCATGTGAATTAAGCCAAATCCATAAAAGCCTAATCCGGGGAGGAATTTAAAATGTACAAAGTAAGAAATTTTTCTCATCATTGGATCATCTTGCAAATAATTTCTTCTTATTGACAAGATTGTATTAGAATATTTATCTATACTAATTATGTAAGGTAATTTTATTCCGTTAGGATCTTCAAAACCTGGTACATCTGCATTTACATGCATTTCTAAAATTTCGTGTTCATCATCTCCGTCTGCATATTCTTTTTGCACACCATCTAAATCATCAACTTTGTCCATAACTTCAGAAGTATCAACATGGCCTGTTTGCAATTCCATGTCTTTGTAAAAACCTGTAACTTGTAACTTTCTAACTTCGTTGCCTGTCATTTTTACAACGTGTGTAATTCTTTCTGCAGTCTCTAAATCAGTTGCTAGATAATTTATTACACAATCTTCACTTGTTACAAATTTAGATACACCTCTTTGTAACATTGGATCATAGTAAACTTTTTTAAATGCAGAACCTGACAAAGGTAAATAAAATAACAATTGATCCATTTCAGGATCATATTCTTTCATCTTTGTTGTAATTTGATAGTTCATAAATTCTTTTACACGCTCTGCTTGGTCTTGTACTTGAGGTGTAACTGCTCCAACTATTTGTGTGCGTACGGGGCCGCTTGGGGGGAGGAGTTCCTTATAAGCTTGAGCTTGAAACTGTGTTACAGATTCAGCAAGTAAAGGATGTACGACCCCTGACGCACCTTCGAATGGTTGTGTTCGGTCTTCATATTTAAAACCTAACATATCGAGTCCTTTGACATAGGTATCTTCCCAGTCTTTACGTGACTCTTTATCCATTTCGAATGCTCCCACAAGATCATTAGCAAATTTGCGGGATTCAGATTCGTCGATGTAATCAGCTAAGTTTGCATCGAACGGAATATTTGATTTGTCGATAGGTGCATTAGGATCAAAATTTACCTCCGCACCTCCGTCTGGTGTTTCTGTTAGTTCTACGTCTGATTCAAAATCTACCACTTGTTCTGGTAATTGTATTTCTTGACCTGTTGGTTCTAGATCCAAAGCGCCTTGTAATGCTTCTAAAGCTTTGTCTATGTTATTGTTTTGATTCTTTTTAGCCATCTATTTCCCCTTATAGTGGTGATACAACATCTTGCATGATGCCGTATGGTTGTGGTCCTTTTTCTGGAGGTGTAGTTTTTGTTAAACCTCCTTTTGCATAAGCAGGCAATCCTTTGCTAATTTTTTCCATTGCCTTCTTGTTGCCTTTTATCATCAGTGCTGGAACTCCGTAATACTTCATATCACCACGATATTCTCCTCTAGCACCAATTGACGTTTCAAACAAATCAGCCCCAGTTTTTGCTTTTGCCTTACGTATTGCATTGTTCAAAATGTTTCCGTACGCGAACAAATTACCTTGGTAATCTGTACTACCTGGTGACAAATTACGGTTTTTAACAGCCGGTGTTGAAAAAGCCACGCCATCGTAATTACCATCTTTTGCTACTCTCATCAAGTACTTAATAGCAAACTCCATGTAATCTTGAGAATTTTTAAATGGACCTTCAGGTACACCAGATGTGTCTTTCGCACTTTTCTGTGCTTTTGCTTTTTCTATGTTTCTAATCTCTTCTTTTTGTTCATACAATTTAGCTAGTTTAGGAGAATTAGGATTTGTTTCTAATAGTTTTTCTATTTTTCTTTGTATTAATTCCATTTGTTGTAAATTAGCTTTGTTTAATGCTGGTGATTCTACGTCTAAACGTGGTGCATATTTACCAGATGGAGGAATTTCTTTTCCTTGTTTTGTTGCTTCACGAACAACACGTGATATTGGTTGATGCATATCTGATTGAAATTCTTCTACAAACAATAGTCTATTACCAAATTCATCTGTCCTGTCAGACACACGCGCGTGCATGAAAGCATTATCAGTTTTAGCAGCACCAAATTGATGTGCATAAGAATATACAGGTTCGTTTTTACGTGGTCCTTTTGGTTTATAACTAAAAACAAACTCTCTGTAATTTGATCCATCAGGTAAAGTTTGTTGACCAGAATATTTAGCTCTGTCAACAAAAGCAGCAGCTTTAAAACCTGCGCCTCTTCTACCTGTGCCAGCTAAAATTTCATTCATTAATTGTTTTATTTCAAAAGGCACCATAGCGTTGTCTGCAGGTATACCAGTTTTACTAACGTTTGGTATGCCGTAAGCTTTGTCAAACAAATTATCTAAACGTCCTAAAAACTGATCTTCTGCTTTAGTGGTTGTAACGTCTTTTATTTGATTTTGTATAGTTGTTATAATTGGTCTTGCTTCTGCAGAAAAAACTGCTGGATCTATTTGTCTTAACCTGTCAATTGACATGTTTTGTAAAGCACCGTCAGTGCCTTGTCCTAAAACCTGGACGTCAAAATCAGGAACTGTTTCATCATATTTTTTTATTAAATCATTTTTAGATATTTTGTTTTTTAAATTTTGATTTAAGAATGGACCTAATGACGTGTCCATCATTTCTGCGTCACGTATGCCACGTGATTTAAAATAATTTAACCATTGTTGTCCTTCTAACATTGGTGGTCCTTGTATTAATTCTTCTCTAGAACGGAAAAACATTGCCGGTGTATCTGCAGATACATCTGGTTTAGGCGTGTTGCCAACGGACAACATATTTGGATCTTCTTTGGCAAACTTCATTGCCTCATCGTATGTTTTAAAATCTTTTACCGGTAATCCTGCGTTATCAAAAACTGTAAAAGGTTTGGGATCTACCTTGCCTGTAATCTGTGGTGCAAATTCACGTAACTTATCTAAAAGTTTTGGAGCAGCTCTTTGTATTATTTTTTTACCTACGCCACCAGCTGCATAGCCATCTAATGGTGGTACGACGTCTTTCATAACTCCTCCTTTATTAAAACCGTGTATATTACCATCTCTAAATTGTTGTTCAAACATTATTTCATCCATTTCTTCTTGCATAAGTTTTTTAGCTCTTTCGTTATCAGCAAATTGTTTAGTTTTAAATATGCCACCGGAAGGCGAAAACGTATCTGCATATCTTTCAAACAAATAACCATAGTCAGAATCATCTGGCATTGACATGTAATCATACATGTAGTCATCTGGTTTTTCATCAGCAAGTATCATTTTTTTACGTATAGCCTCTCTTGTTGCATCGTAAACAATTGGGTCATCTTTTGCATAATCCTCTGGTCCTGTCATGTAATAGTTGTCATCAACTATTTCTGTAGCACCGGTTTTTTTGTTAACGTATATATGTTGGTTATTGTGATAGTCATCACGAATATCAAACTCAATATCTATATCTCCTTTTGTTTCATGGTATTTTATAAAATCTCTATCGCCGTCAGCTGTTTTAATAGACAAAGTATGTGAATCAAATTCGTTTGCAGGTGCTTTAACATATCTTACTTCTGCACCATTAGGTAACAACGATTTAAGTTTACGGTTATCAACAATACTTTTTAAAGAACCTACCATGTTTTGTATCCACGGTGCACTGTCCACGTTTACTGATGATGGTGTCACTGCTTCCATGGCTTTGCTAACAGTTTTTGGCATTGCTGCTTTACCAGCAAGCGCTGCAATGCCTTTCATAAAAGCTCTACGTGTAATGCTAGGTATTACCATTATTCGTACACCTCTGACTTAACGTTTCTATATCTGTATTTATCTGGTCCTAATTTTTCTAATAATTTGTTTTGTCTAATTTTCGCAGGTGATTTGCTCGGATTGGTACCTTTAAAAGATGTATCTAAAATCATTTTTAATTCCTTGTTAGATAATTTACCTACTAAATTTTTTATAACTTTTGCTCCAAGTTTACCTATGCCACCAGCCATGTATGCAGGAACTTTTCCTCCTTTTTTGTAACCAAAATCACTTAACAATTTTTGACCGTACAATAATTCTTGTAAACTCTTTTTATTCATACCTTGAAAAGGTAGTCGATTACGATCTAAAGCTTTTTTCATAAAATCCATTTGAGTGTAAACATCTGGTGTACCTAAAATCATTTTTTTACCTGTGCGTGATGGTAATACAGATCTTATTCCAGCCTTATCATACAATTTAGAAAACTCTCTTATGCCAGCAGATGTTGGTTGGCCTGCTGGATTTTGAAACATTGATTGCATAATAGCTGTATCTAAATCTAATTTAGCACGATTCAAAGGTCCTATTTCTGGTAAATAGTTTGTTAAACGGTTTACATCTGTTGTTAAAAAATCAGAAAAACCTGACCCTACATTACCTAATCTTGCGTTTTCTATGTTTAATCCTAAATCAGATTCATGACCAAAAGTCATTTTTTGTGGTATCATGCTTCTTTGGTACGAAGTCATATCAAAATTTGGATCTAATTTTTTTCTTAATCTAGCTGTTAGTTGTATGTATTGATTCATCAAATTTTCTAGTTTGTTATAATCTGATAAATGTTGTGCTGGCGAACGTGTGGTAGATATATTTTTTTGTCTAAAATATTCTATTTGTCTAGCTAGATCATCTAACTTATTTAACTGTGGTTGTATTTGCACATCATAGTCTAATAAATTTTGTCTACTAAGTATTTTTTGTTTATCTTTAGGGTTTTTTAATATTGCTGCACGTGCAAGTGATAATAAACCTTTTGTTCTTCCTGTATCGCTTCTTATAGGTTCTTTTACTGCAGCTTTTATAATACCCTCAATGCCACCTTTTTTTACCGTTGGATCATCACCTTTTAGTAAAGCTTGGGCTATTCTTCTTTGATTAACTGGATCTAAATTTCTTCCTTTGCCTTCTTTTCTTAATTTTTTAGAAATTTTACTTTGTTTTTCTATAAATGATTTTTTCTTATAATCTCTTTGAGGATCACCTACTCGTTTTCCTGTTTTTTGTGATACTTTATCGCCTGGTTTCATTAAACCAGCGTCTACAGATAATTCTTTTATAGCTCTTGCATTATCGCCGGTAAAATTCTTTACTCCAAGAGTTTTTCTAAGTTGATCTTTTGCTTCAGTTGTTCTGCCATCCCTGATAAATTTAAGTATGGCTTTTCGTAAAAGCGCGTTCATTATTCTTCAAATGCAAATTCAGTAATTGTAGGAACGCTAAGACCTAAAGCAGCTGCAATTTTTGGATATTTTTTTATTAAAGTTGGAGCATATTTAGCTATACCAGCTTTTGCAAATTTAAGACCTGAAGGAAGTTTTAAAAAAGGTAATTCACCTGTTATTTCTGCAATTTCCACAGGGTTTAAATTATATGTTTGTTGTGTAAATAATGGATCAACAACAGGTATACCTTCAATGTCTTCGTACGAAGATTCTGGCATTAACATCCCTTCTGCTAAAGGTTCCACAAGGTCTTGTAATACTCCACCACTTATGGGTTGGTATGTTGGATCATAATCATATTTTGATCCAGTTAATCTTTTAAATTCGTCACTTATATCTTTTTTCTCGCTGTAACCTAACGATTCCCACTGATCTGGTGCTGGTGGCGAAATACCCTGGCTTAATAATTGGTCATGAAACGCACCCATTTCATTTGTATAATTTATAATATCTAAATAACCACGTGGTAAAACTCCACCTGTCATTGATTCTGTATCAAAAGGGTAAAGAATATTACTCCCTAAATTAAACAATGTGTCACCTAAAAAAGCCCCACTTCCTAAAAAAGAACGTGTTGCTTCTTTTGAAACATCAGACATGTAATCTGAAAGATTATCTGGCATACCAGTTTCTTCTCCGTAAGGATAACCATAAAACATTGATGTAGGAGGTTCGAGGGCCTCGAGCCCCGCATCACTCATACCAAATTTGGGATTATATTTTGCAAATTGATTTTGTCTTGCTCGGTATAAATTGTCTGCGTAATTATAAACTCTAGGATCGTAATCTAAAACACCACCAGGTCGTTCTTCTCTTAATTTTAAATCATAGTCATTTATAAAATTTATAAAGTCATCTTTTGCTACATCTAAATCACGACCAGTATTTGCATAAATCATTTGACCTGCATCAGATGCTCGAAAATCTGGACTATTAAAAAATTGTTCGCGTGCTGCCATTTCATCACGGAAAATTCTATCAGGATAAAAACTGCTTGTTGGTTCGAAAGGAACATCCATGTAATTAAAATCCGGTGCTGGTTTGTCTCTAATCGTTACTTCCATTAATAATAATCCCTCCTCCTGGTATTATCTGTCGGCTCGTCTTCAAAGTCATCTTCTAACGTAACATGATAACCTTGTCTATATTTCATTAAGGCTTGCGTGGTAGAATCCACGTAGTCGTCATTATCGCCAAAAGGGAATGCTGCGCATTCTTCTATGACCTCTTCGGCAAAAGTCTTTTTTGGTGCCCAAATTGCACCAGCTTCAAAAAGCGGTGCTACACTATTAACCCTTGTATGCTTATCATTTCCTTTAGACGGTGTAAAGTTAATTACAGGTATACCCATTTTTTGTAATTCGTGTGTTAAAGGCATACCAGACGCTTTTGCTTCTATGATTACCATTTCTGGTTCCCAATACCTGTATTGTTCCATGGCCTCGCGTTTTAATTCAGGAAAATTCCAACGATCACGTTTTGCATCAAGTAGTATCAACGCTTTGCCTTTGCCGTTGTCAGGATCAAATACACCCCACGTTGTTATGGCAGAAAAATCTGCCGTTTCTTTTTTGCTAAATGCTGTGTCGTATGATTGTATAATAAACTCTAATTGTGGTATGTCTTCTGGTTCCCATTCTTGCCACCATTCACGCTTTATAAGTGCACCTTCTTCGGATGTAGGTTGTTGCATCCATTGTGCTTGCCACTTGGTTAGAGGTATAGATGCCTTGACTGATTGTAAACCCTCCATGGACCAAAAATTACCCCACATAGGTTTGTCGTTTATAATTGCAGGAAATTCTACTACTTCCCATTGGTCTGCCATTGAGTCTTTACCCTGGGCCTCGAGCAGTTTACCAGTAAGATCTTTTGTTGACCAACGTGTCATGACTACAACGATCGAGCCACCAGGTTGTAGACGCTGACGTGGACCAGATGTGTACCACTCGTAATGTGATTCTAAAACGGCTGGCGAGAGCGCATCCTGCTCAGAATGAGGATCGTCAATAATAAGTAAATCGGCACCACGACCAGTAATAGCCCCACCAACACCAGCAGCAAAATACTCACCCCCATGATTTGACTCCCAACGTCCAGCAGCTTTGGAGTCAGCTGCAAGTGTAACTTCTGGAAATACTTTTTCATATTCTGATGATTCTATCATGTTTTTGGCTTTACGTCCAAAACGGATTGCTAGTTCACCTGTGTGCGTGGTTTGTATGAGCTTGGCTTTTGGATGACGGCCCATATAAAACGCAGGAAACAGGTTAGATGCAAATTCTGACTTTGTGTGTCTTGGTGGCATATTTACAATCAAACGTTTTAGCTCACCGTTTGCAATACGATTTAGTTTTTCTGCATATATTTTGTGGTGCTTGCCTTCTACAAAATCTGGCCAAACTGTTTTTACAAATTTTAAAAAATCACCTTGTGCTTCTTCACGCTTTTTGTCCATAGCGTTTTTAAGCAATAGTTTAAGTGTATTGGTATCTAATGATTCTAGTTTAGAAACGTTTTCCATTTTGTAAAAATTTTTTTGGGACTCCAATTATAACGTTTTTGTGTATGATTGTCACTCTCAGACTTGCACTTGCAACAAATACAGAGGAGGTAAGCGCAAAGGGGGGGTGTACCCCCGTCGGTTTGCGGTTAGTGCAGACCGGGCGGCGAGCGTAGCGAGCCGCAATAAGAGACCCGGGCACGAGTTATCCACAGGTTATCCACAGTGTTGCACAAATACAACAACAAATAATATTTATATATGCTAGTATGTAGACAGAAAGCGAGGATATATATTATGCCTAATGATTTAATAAAAACACAAAGCATTAACAATGTTAACATAACACCTATTATGAAAGAAGTAATAGAGTATTCTAAAGACCAAGCAAGTGTTGGTGATTTAGAAGAACTAATTAGTAAAGTTCCAGCAAAAGACAGCATGGATTGGAAACTAATTAGTGGAGTATTAATGAACTCACTTGTTGAGTGGGTTGCAGAAGATAAGGAGGAACGCATTGACCTGATTAGAAGATTACAAGGAGATGTTGGATATATCCTTAAACGCATGGGTTTGACTATGTAATATATATCCTTTTATAATAGTCATAAGAGGGCGACATCAGTCGCCCTTTTTTTATGTCCAATCGTCAGCGTCAGCAACTCTGGATGACCGGCCCGGGAACAACTTACAATATATCGTGATTAAATTTGGTTAGGAGTTTGCTTGGGAGTTTGTGAGCTTGGGGGACTAGAACGGACTTCTGGCCAACCGAGTAAGGACTAGACCCCATTACCATCTCTTTTGACCCAAGAGCCGAATATCTCCGTTTATCTTGGGTCAATGTTTACTTGGCCTCTCGCCTATCGGGTCACTCCAAGTCATATGGTTAACTTTTATTTTTATCTCGGTTAATGAGTGTTAGGTTAACCTAGTTAATGTTATCTGGTGTTTATACTCTCCAGCCCTTTCAGGTACGGAATCCGATTGATTAACTAAACATACTATACATCTTTCCAAACCATGACACAATAGGTTTATTACTTTTCTTGTGGATAAGTTTCCAAGTACCTTTGTGCCACAAATATGTATATGTATAATCTTTAGTCCATTTATTCCAACGAATCATAGTCAATCCTTTCTCTTTCTATCTCATCTTATATCACGAATCCAATGTGATGACAAGTGCGAAGTAATAAAACTTACCACAGGAACTCCCGGCGCGCCCGGTGCGTGGACACCAGAGCCCATCACCTTTTATATGGTGTAGCAAACCTTTAGGAGTTTGCAGGAGTTTGCAGCAGCTCAAAAATATTGAAGCAGCAGCCACAGAGCTGCAGCACCAGCTGCCAACTTTAAAGATCCGAGGACCAAAATTGCTAGGAAATGTAACATTTTTACCTTCTACTTTCTATATCCTTCCTGGTCATATAGCTCCTTCAGGCCAGGAAGTCAAGAACCCGGGCATAAAAAATCGCAGAAATCCAACGAAAAATAATTTGCATCTCCCGGGAACTGGCGGGCGCCCGGTGCCTGTAGGGCTCAAATGGGCGTTTCAATTTATCTAGGTTTTTAGCCATTTATGGGAGTTTCGGAGTTTGCGGTACGTCAGTCAGGGCTGCACGGGCCCGGGCGCGAGTTATCCACAGGTTATCCACAACAAAGGTTATAGATAACCCATGGGAGTTTCGGAGTTTAAGCCTTCTTAAATATCCCCTCGTACATCTTGTCTAATGTACTTCTGTTATCATCGAGTATTGCCTCTTGATTCTTTCTCATTGTAGGTACAATACTATCATAATGATTTGCTATTCTATTTAACACGGTGTTGTTATCTTCTAACGCTTCGTGTATTCTATTTAATGCATCTACTACTGCATTGTTACTATCTTCTGGTAATACCATTTCTACTCCTTTGTTATATTTCTAATTATATTATATAATATCTGACACACAAAAGCAACCATTACAAACCATTACATGTGGATAACTTTTATCCTGTTTTTGCAGCTGCGCACCGGGCGCCGGGCGCCTGGCTGGTGTGCATCGTATTTTAGCAAAAAGGGTTTTTGGTTTTATGCAGGAGTTTGGGAGTTTGTCGCAAATTTGCGGAAATCTAGGTCCGTGAGCTGTCCCTCGTACAACCCGGGCACAGAAAACACGTTACTTTGGCCCAGGTCCTTGGTTTTACAGCCGTGAAACAATTTAACTTCGCCCGTGACAGGTAGCTTTACTAAGATATATGATGGTGCACCAGCTGTGGCATGACGCATATTCCATGCAATTTGGAATGGAGATAGTACCACTTTATTACTACTATTGGCGACCTTTAACTCTACTGTAAAGAACCCTGTATCTTTATGATAAATTAAGCAATCTGGGAAACCTGGTGTAACGTAGCTTTCTAATCTTGAGGATATGTATTCACCAGCGTCTAAGTACTTCTTGAAACTCTTCCAAAAACTTGTCTCCGTTTTTACGGTCATACTTTTTCTTGTTCTTTTTTATCCTCTGATGGTACAGGCGTGATGTCTTTAAGTCCTTCGCTATCGGATTTCTCGACTGATATGATTGTGTTGTTACCTTCTTTTTTAATTTGTCCATCTATACCTAATTCCTGTAATGCTTTTAAAACGTCTTCTCTAGACATAGAGTCAATACTACCAGTTCTGATCTCTTTTCTATCGATGTACAATCCTGCAGCTTGCCCACGCAACCGCTCAGCATTAACAGCAGCACTATAAGACTTTTCTGCCAATGACTTCTCACGTAGCCTAGCCAATTCTTGTACATGTTTATCTAATTTAACCTCATGTGTTTTTTGTAACTCTGCTCTGCGTGCCAGCACAGCTTCTACAACTTTTGGAAAGCGTTTGCCATTTAATAATTCTGATGCAGTTGTGTTTGCTCTGTCCTCTGCATATCCTGCTTGTCTTGCACATTCTGTTGGTGTTAATCTACCTTCGTTCTCTGCATATATTTTTACAAATACACGTTGTTTGTCTGTCAATCCATCATTTCTGATTGGATATCTTTTTGCCATATTTGTGTCACCACTTGTGTCACCAGTTAATCTTTTATCTACCATGCTAAAACCCGCAGTATAGTTGAATTTTTACTCATTTTATTTTCTAAAAAACAAAAAAGTGCCTTGCGTCGTCTAGAGTAGTGACACATAGGTGCCACAAGATAAGTCATTGATTTATATAGCGTAATCATCATTTGTGTCACTGTGGCACCACTTTTGATCCCGGTAACAAAAAAATAATTTAAAAACAGTAAATATATCACTATACATGCCACATTACAAAATATAAATTGACCGATTTCTGCCATTTCCCTTACCTATCCATCCACGCTGCACTAATTGATGTACAAACCCATGCACGTGCGATTTGGATTTTGATCCAATAAGTTGTTTTAATTCTTCATATGATGGTGCAACACCATTTTGTTTAATAAAATCTCGTATTACTTCAAATACTACTTTTTGTTTGGGTGTTAGCCCTTGTTTATCTTTTTTCTTCAAGTCCTTTGGCATCTGGGTTACTCCAATAATCTTTCCTTACTTCGTTTAACATTTCTGCTTCTCCCCACTCATCAATTGCTTCTTTTGTTATTGACGCTTCCAAAGTTTTCTGTATTTCTTTTTCTTCTTCTGTCAGCTCTATCCTATGTGGTCCTTTTTTACGTACATATGTATGCACTCTAGACCATGTAATAGTATATTTAGAAGCTTTTGGTCTTGTATATCCTCTTGTAGGATCTAGTGATGGAAAACTTGGGTCTGGATCTGTATCAAAATTGTCTTGTATATATTGCAATACCTCTTCGTCGTTGTCAAATTGTTTTACAACCTTTTCTATTATCTTCTTATCTAACCATAAATTAATTTCGTATGTTTGCATGTGTTCCTTGTAAATACTCTATCTTTGTTACCCATCCTTTCGGTATCGCTATTGCACCTCCACCATGATTATCATCCCGGTCCACGCACCACGATCTCATAATCACTATCTTCTCATCATTATTCACGACTAACCAACCAGTTTCCTGGCAAATGGCAAGTGGCGCTTTTAATATATCTTTTATATCAATCCAACCAGTTTCCATGTCGCGTGCGTCCTGCCACGTAACCGTTACGCGTGGTATACTGTTAATGTCCATTAGTTATATTTTTTATTCCAACTAGACTCTGCTTCGTCAAACATTTCTTGTATGTCATCTTCATTCTTAACAAAATCCGTGTAATTTTTTACATAATCCAACATAACCTCTAACAACATTTGATTGCTAAACTCTACGTCGTGCACTTTTACAGCTTTTATTTTAGTTAAAGTGTCATAAAAGCCTGCACCTTCGTCTATTGCCTGGCGTATTATTTTATCTATTTCCATTGCTGCTTCTATTAATTTCATTTTTCCTCCTTTTTAGAACACAAAAAATCCAACGCTTTTTCTGCTTGTTTTATTGTATGGCTTGCACTTCTGTAGTTAGATTTACTTACCATATCTCTATAAAAATCAATTAATCTATTTAACTCTTGTCTTGCTGTTTCTACAGTCATATCTATTTCTCTCCATTTATGTTTCACAAATTTTAATTTCATATTGGTGAATTACCTATACTGTACAAACATACTAAACCCGTAGCTATAGATAACCAAATTGCATAGT